TAACTTGATCTAACTTATTGCCCTCTAACTCGCTATAAACGCTCAAATCAAAGTCGATAACGGTATCGCTTCCAGCGTTCCAATCGTTCTTTAATTTTCTGTTAAAGTTATCTCTTAAAGCGGTTAACATCGGCAATGCACAACGAGTAGTTAATGCCTTTTCGCCCTCTGCCTGGTTGTTGTATGTTTTATTGTTAGGGTCGTTTAATAGCTGCGATGGCACGCCGTAAATATTGCAAATGGCTCTCATGTCAAAGATTTCCGCATCGAGTATGTCCATATCCACCGGGCTAAGTCCAATCTGTTGGTATCCTATTTCAAACCCGCTCACCGGTATCTTATTTGCGTTCTTGCTGCCCTCGTATTGCTTTAAACGCTCCTTAACTAAGTCAACCTGTGCGGTTAAGTCAACACCGTTAAAGCCTTGGTCTTTCTTTACGAATAACACGCCGGGAGGACCACCATTTTGGTAAGCACTAACAGCATATTCCTTACCTTGGTTACTGCGTGTTAATACCTTTGCAGCCGCTTGTAACGGGCTCAATCCATATAATTGCATCCCGTTGGCATCCCAATCAGGATTAAAAAATTTATCGTGTAATATCTCCGAGCGTGTGAAATTCACTATCTTACCTATCATCAATGCATACCCTACAGCTTCCACCGGGAACGCTGCCATGTTGGTAAGTATCTGCATATATTGCGCCGGCAATACGTGCAAGCTGTTTGGTAATCCCTTATTTACCCCGGCTGTGATAGTCTTACCATAAATGTAATCATTTCCGGTGATTAGCTTGTATGATACTGCAGCTTCAATAAGGTCGCTCCATGTATCTTCGGCATTTGGGTAAATAAGCAAATCACTAATCTTAGTCTGCTTACCAACTAATTCAAGTGCCTTGGTATGTAATGCCTTAACCTGCTTCCAGTCCGTTACCTTATCGGGCTGCGCTGTTTTCTGTCTGTATTCTTTGTACGCTTTCTTGTCGACCACCTTATATTCGTACCATGGTGCTAACTTAGCTTTGTCGGCTATTAGCTTAATACAACTATAAACAATATCATTGCCATTGTAGCCGTCTTTAACCTGCTTGCTGGCATCTACACCCTGCCATGTAACAGTTCCTTGGTTAATTCGTTGTATAGTCGATTCAACCCCGTTGTTAATTGGCATCTTTGCGCCACCTCTTAACCATATCTGAAGTGAATTAAATAAACTCATTTATATAATTTATTTGGTAAAGATACAAATAATTTTAACCAACAATAGGGGAGAATTTGGGTTTATCGTGATAATTGTATATCGCATAACGTAACGCATCGCATCCGTCATCATTGGCTTTAACCGGTTCGTCAATAACTTTATCTTCTTTATCCTTTTTCCACTTGTAAGACTGCAGTTCATTTTGTAGGTTTACGCTTCCGGCGGTAACGTATAAAGGGAACGACTTAACCTTTACAATTCCAGCCCAAACATCTTTATTCGCTGCATGAATGTTTATTCCGGCTCTGTATATCTCTTCAATTGATTTAGGTTCTGCAGCATCCGCATAAATTACTCCCCTGCCAATATCAAAAGTTTTAATCTTAGCCAGTAATTCAGTTAATGTTAAGCCTGACTGATAAATAAGTTCTTGTACATAGTTACACCCCTCGTAATATTCAACTTTTACAAATGCCGCTGGGTGATTATACCCGAAATCTAACCCATAGAATACATCGCCTTTGCCCGGTAATTCATTTACAATCTTCCATTGCGTATAAATCAATTCCTTTGCTGCCCCTCGTTGACCTAATCCGTAAACTTTCCACATAAAGTCATCTGGCAAGTCTTTGTATCCCTCAATATAACCTATCTGCTGTGCGCTTAAATTGGCTAAATTGTTCTTGTAGGTGCTATGTATTAGCTTGTTTTTCTTATCGTCTGCAATGGCATAAACCCAACTAACAAAGTCAGCTGGATTCCAATCTAAAAATATTGTTCCCTTAGTTCTCATGGCTAATTGATCGTACAATATCTTTTTTAGCAAATTAGCCTCGTTTATAAATAAAATATCTCTTCCTGGACCACGTGCTTTGCCCTCATCTTCCAGCCCGAAAAGTTCAATATAGCTGCCATTTGGGAAAGTATAAATGAAATCGGAATAACTGAAATTATTATCATTCCATAAGTTCAACTCATTCATGATAATTTTAAAATCCCTATACGCTCCCCTCTTAATGTGTGGCAATGAATGAGAAACAATGCTAATGCGCTTCATTGGTTCATTGAGCGCAATTAGTATCAGTAGCTGTGTAATTGAGTAGGTTTTCCCGGAACGGCTTCCGCCTTGATTGCAGATTATATTCCATCCTTGTTTATATGCCTTGAAATTAGCATCAAATACCGGAGTTACTTTCATTGGCTATCATTTCGTTTCCTTTCTGTAGTTCATAGCTTATTACCATGCTGGTAGTCGTACCTGAATGTTCTACCTTTTCAGTAGGTTTCCCAAATGCGTGTTCGTGTACGAATTTAATTAATGCCGGTTCTCCTGAATCTAATAACGATTTTAACGATAATTCCAATGAACCATATCTTTCAATTAAAGCCTTTTTAGCCAAATCTGCTGTACCTAATTCTTGTGCTATGGTTTTTCTACCTGCTCCCGGTCTTGCTCCTCCTTTTCCTGCCATAAATTGATTTTTATTGATTATTCAGAACAAAGTTAATTTAAAAAATGCTACCGAAGCATATCCCTCTACTCCGGTAGCCTAAAATCTAAGGTTAACAAAGGTATGGTTTTTAGCATTGCCTGAAAAGGCAAAATGCGTAATATATTTTTCTTTTCTTTTCTTTTCTTTTCTTTAATGCTTAAGGGTTGCTTAAGCCATGTTATAGCCTGGCTTAAGCCATGTTATAGCCTGGCCATAGCCTGGCTTAAGCCATGCCATCAATTAATTGATACTGACGGGTATATGTATTATAATTATATTGTATAGCACCGATAGACCCTAACCATGAGTACCTAACTTTCTGAATATGAACCTCAACGGTATTGGTTTCATAGTCTCTATATACAGTTAATCCGTTATCTGTTTTATTGTTAAAATGTGCTGATCCTGAAATTGAATACATGGTTGGAACTTCATATTTTTTACTTCCTTGTATTTTTTGCAGCTTTGCCGGATGTGCAATAATTATAATATGAATACCTAATTTCATTGCAGCACGTTTAATTTTAGTTAGTGCCTCTGAAATATAATTTGTTTCACTGGTGCCTATTGGTATGTTATGTTCAATGTAATTCCATGGATCAATTAATAAGCCGTTAATGCCTTTTCTTTTAACCAATTCAGCTGTTTTGGCTATTATTCCGTCTATAGTTATATCAGTTTCGGATGTATTGATAAAAAAGAAATTACTTGAAATAAATGGCAGTATTAGGTCTAAATCAAACTCACTTAACCTATTTAATGGGTCTTTTCTGTAATCAAATGCTTTGCCGCCTAATTTTTCAGCCAATTTAGTAGCGTGAAAAGATGCAGGCGTATTTTCAAATGAGCATATAGCCCACTTCCACTGAGAATATAATGCAGTTGAAGCTAAAATATAATCGGTAAATTCACTTTTGCCATGTCCAGGCGCACCCGTTATAGTGGTAAATTGCCCCTCAATTAATTGTAAATGGTCATCTAATCCTTTAATACCTATTTTAGTTCCTTTAGGGTAGCCATTTTTATAAAAATCTAATAAATCATGCTCAATCTTATTGCTGTCAACTACTCCCTCAATAGGTATAGGCTTTGATGTTTCAATTAATTTATTAACGGCTTCTTTACCTAATAATTTTAACACATCGTTAGCATCTTTACAATTTTCTGGATATTCAACATAAAAGCATTTTTCTTTGCCTAACCGCCTAACTAATTCGTCTTTTAGCCTTTTACCTACTTCGTCATTATCTGTTGCAATGATTATTTTTTCTTTGTCTGAAAAGTACTCATAGCAATTATCTAAATATTTTAACCTCATATCTCCTTTAGGAGTAGTGCCATTTGGCACTGATACCACGTTATAAATATTAGATTCATAAAGACTTAAGCAATCAATTTCGCCCTCAACAATAATGCAAGTTTTTTCGTCTTTGATGGCATCTAAATTGTAAAATATCAATTCGCTGTCTTTATGCAATTTAAAGTCCTTTTGAGCCCCTCTAAATTTTATATTGACTAATTCCCCATCTCGGTAATAATTAAAGCAAATTACTGGCGTTTCTGCCTTATTACGTGGCATCCATTCAATGGATTGAGTAATGTTAAATCTAAGTAAGGTATTATTAGATATTCCCCTATTCTCAAACCAGTCAATATATTTCTTTTCTATTTTTTCAAGTCTTTCAATTGGCTTAACTATTGGCTTGTTATCGTCTTCAACTTCTATATTATAAAAATCTGCAATAAACTTTACTGCTTGGTAAAATGTTAGCTTATTAACCGTAACGACTAAATCGAATACATCACCAGACCAGCCGCAACCAAAACATTTCCCTTTTGTATCGTCATGTTTAGGTATCTTAAAAGATGGTGTTTTTTCTGCATGAATAGGGCAACACGCTTCGTTATTCTTTACAGAAGTAAACAAAGATAATATTTCAGCCATTTTAGCCCGTTCTTTAACTTGGTCAATAGTTTCTTGGCTAATCATAATACTACTTCAATTTTGCCGTTATTAATTTGTTTATTGTGCTTCTTTGATGCTCCGTTTTTACCGGCATCAGATAGCCTTTTCTTAGTGGTATTGTATTTCTCCATACTTCGAATAAGCCGCTCACTAAAAAACCTATCTTCATCAACAGTGAATAAATCATAGCATTTAATAACGGTGTCAACCTTTTCTTTGCTAATATTTAAACTAAATGCAATGTCATCAATAGTATCAATGTGAAGTTTATATTCAGGTGTTTCCCTCAACATTTCAATTAAGCACCAATAAAGCCCATACCCCTCCAAACCTAACTGCCTACGAAGTTTAATAATTTTAACATCATTCCTGGCATTACTATCGTGCGAAAAGTAGTAAGATTCTTTTTCCATAAAACTAAAAACCCCTTAGATTGCGGCTAAGGGGTATGTTTAATAAATGAATATTAAACAATAAATTCGTAAATATACCGCAATTACATTTACGAATTGATTAATGCGAAATTACTAAAATAATTTCATTTGATTTATAATTGTATTTGCATAAGTGTATTTATCATTGTTTATATTAACTCCACACATTTCAATACAATTTGAACATTTACCAAAATACGTTTTTTTATTATACTTGCTAATTAAACAATTTTTTCCTAAAAATTTAGATTTATGTACGTTTATTATTTCTTCTTTTACATATTGGTTATTTTTATTTACTCTTAACACTGTATCAATTATATCTTCATTTTTAAATAAAGATTTTTGTATTAATGAAAGTTCAAATCCTTTACTATTATTTAAATTAAAATCACATGATACTATTCTAAGAATTGATTTACAATATGGTTTTATTCTTTCATATTCATTTAAACATTTATTTAATAAATCAATATTATCAAGTGCAGATACAGATGTATTTATACAAATATTTAATTTACTTAATTTTTCTAATTGATTATTATTTAAAAGTTCCCAATGTTTAGTAATTATAACAATTTGCTTATTTGATTTTTTTATAATATCTATAATATTAAAAGTATGTTCCCAGTTTTCAGATGGATCTCCACTTGTACCTATTCTTATAAATGGTAATTTTATATTATTAATTTGTCTTATTATATCCCTTTCATGCTTTTTATTAATAAAATATCTTAATACTGTTTTGCTAAAATCATAACCATATAATTTAGCAGATTTAGCAGCATAACAATCGTTATAACAACCGTTTTTGTTATTTTTTAATCCACTTGAACATCCAATCGTGGTATCCAGTGAATAGATACCACGATCATTTTTTGTTAATGAAATTTTATTAGAATATTCTCTTATCATAATCTTCCAATATTAATATGTCTATCTTTTATTTTAGTCATATCACCTTTATAAAATATAAGTATTTTTTGTTCACGTTTTGGAAATTTACGATAATGTAATGTTCTTTTGGCATGAGCTAATCTTGTAAACTCGCATTCCAAATAAACTATTTTATTATAAATATGCAATCCTTGTTCTTTAAAAAATATTTCATGTTCTGCCTCGCATCCATAATAAGCACCATTTTTATCACGACTATCGCCTGTCATTACAACAAAAAAACAATTATCATTTAAGGCTTCAATTGCATTTTTGTAACCTTGAAATAATGTATCTCTAAATTCATCATAAGTCGGGATTGCGTTTAATTCCCCAACAGGTGGCTTACCATCATAATCCAAATAATCTTCAACTTGGTAATATGGTGGGCAAGTAAAAACAAGATCATATTTTTGTTTAGGATGAAATTTTGAACTATCAGATTTAATCCATTTAACATTAACAAAGTCTTTGCAAATTGAATTGTTTGCATCGCATTGGTTTTGCCTTATTTCAGATGATGTATATTCGTAACCACAATCACCAGTAACAAAACCAAATTGAACCCCTCCACCAAATGGATTATAAACTCTGCATCCATCTTTTGGCATAAAAAACCTTAGTATAACCTCACATGCAACCGGATCTAAAACAGAAACATTTCCATTAAATGACTTACCCTTATTATTAATTATTTTACCGTTTTCAATTGTTTGTGAAGCTAAAACAACATTAGACATACCATTATCCCCCATCCATGCTCCTTCACGTGAAGCATATTTAGGGTTTAATATATTATGCTTTTTACCTGCTGCTTCTATTTTTTCATTCCATTCTTTTTTCATTTTTAGCCAATCTCCTTTAGTTGAATTCCACACATTGGTCATCGTAGCATGTGCAAGTCTTTTCATTCTTACTTGCTCTAATTTACCATAAACCATATATGAATAACCGCTAAGGTTTAAATATTCTTTAAATCCAATAGCTTCAAATACTTTAGGACATTCTAAATCATGTTTTTGTGAAACCGTCATTACCATAGGATAACCGTATGTATTTTGTTTTATTATATGATTAACCATTTCAGAGTAAATCTTTTTATCTTTTTTATCTAAAGACATTGCAGATTGTAATAAACAAAATTCTTCTGCTTCATGGTTTATTTGATACGTAAAAAAACCACTAAATTCATCATTTATTTTTAAAATAATTGCAGAATGTATTTGCATATTTTTACGTGCCGCCCTATAAGCAACTTTATCTTCTAATGCTAATTTTGCAACATCTAATTCATAACCAGAGCCAATAACAGATTCTACATTAATAAATTCTAATTTGTCTTCAAGCAATTTTAATTGTTTCATTTTTTTGGTTTATAATTTAAAATAAAAAACCTTAAAGAAGTTTGGGCTGCCACCCTCCCCCCTTTAAGGTAAATAAGTTTTAATTAATAAGCATTGGCAGATGCTTTATACAAACGTACTATAAATTTATCACATACTCAAAGAATCCTAAAAACTCCTCTGGATTATGTACAATCACATACAACGCCCCGGATGCTGTTACTTTGCGCTCGTAATCTTTTTGGTCTTCGCTTTGCCTGTCCCTAATCTTAATCTCAATATAAACAGGTATTGGGAACTGATGTTTTGGGTTGCAAATATGCCCTTTAATATCGGATGTTCCTTTTGTTCCCGTACCCTTTCGCCACTCAATACCGCCGTCTAAATGCTCTAATTTACCGCTCATAATATTGAACTTGGGTATCTTTTTACGAGTCGGTACGCCCATGTTTGCGGTGCGCTCGGCAAAGTGTCCTAACCAATTAAGGTAGTTAGTAACAAAGGTTGTGAGGCCTCCAGAAGTCTTGTATCTTGGTAATTTAGGCGGTGCATAATGCCCATCCTGGTAAGCCTGTGGGTATTTGTTCCTGAAATTATGCTCGTGCGCTTGTTGGTATAGTTGCTTAAAGTTCATAACGCTTTGATCTTTTCTTTTACCTGGTTATAGAATTCAAACTGCTTACATTTGGTAGCATCACGCTGCATCAACTCTATATGAGCATAACA